AGCACGGCCGGCGTGCGCCTGCAGATGGCTGGGCGAACCGATCTCTTCGCTGAACGAGTGATCAACGCCCGGGGCTTCAAGGATGGGCTGGATGGGCAGTACCTGGTCGACAGCGTCGAGCAGACGTTCGATGCCTCTGGCTGGTCAACCGCGGTGGAGTGCAACGGAGGTAAGAAGGGAAAGGCTAAAGCCAGTGGGAAAAAGAAGAAGTCACAGCAGCCACTCCGGGTGGTTGAACTGGGCTAAAACCGGAGTGGCTTCGTGTCTTCATCAGCAGGGGCGATTTGCGCCAGTGCCTACCGGGCAGTGATAGGGGGTTGTGTTGCGTTCAGCAGGGCGCTCTCTATTACAGGGTACACGGCAAGTGCACCGCTTGCGCTTAGGTGGTTGTCATCGAAGTACAAGAACTTCCCGTCTCTTGTCAGTGGGCAGATTGGCCCCTGACAGAGGATGGAATCTAGGCTGATAACCGTCGCTTGTGACTCGCGAAGTGCATTGACTGAGAATGCACTGTTCGACTCATGCTCTGCCCTTGACACCGAAAGCGCATCGTATGCCGCTTCGCGACCTTTCCCTGTGCGCAGAATCTCTTTCGCGTTATTGAGTTGCTGGGGATTGTCTTCCACAAAGTAGACTTTGACGCCGATGTCGCGGAAGCGCTTAACTGTGTTGCCAATTGCCCACTGCAAGTCCTGGGCTGATTTTGAAAGAGTTGGTTCGATAGTCGGATCTTTTGCGATGAGATTATAGTCCCCAGGCTTTGTTGTTCCGCCGCTGTAATAGGACCACCGCCCCATCAATACAACGGTTGTAATTTGCTTGGACTTGATGTGTGAGAAAATACGCTCGTTAAGCGCCTGGCAATTGCGCTTTTCAATCTCCAGTTCGCCGCGCATTGATTGTACTCCCAGCAATGGCGGGCAACCGGACGCGGAGGAAAATGCGATTGACATTGAATGCGCTGCAGCTAGTTTTTCGAACGCGGGGAGCAGGCTGAATGCATGGCTGTCGCCAAAAGCAAAAATGTCTTGTTTCGTTTTTGCGGCGCCTACTTGGCAGTACCAGTTACCTTCTTTTTTGTAGGCATGTAGAACATCGATGCATTCGGTTTGGCTTTTCGCATCTGACCTTGCGATGCTGTTTGCGTAGGACTCAAGTGCCTTGTTGGCTTGTCGTTCTGGCAGCCCGCCCATCATGTATGTTGCGCCGCCTACTGCTGCGACGACTACCATGGTGGCAGAAAGCATTACTACCTTGAGACGTTCAGAACTGAAGTTTCTAATCGGGAGTTCAAGATAGCGGTAGGTTGCCCAGGCAAGTGCTACTGAAAGCAGCATCACGGCAGTCATTACCAGTGCGCTGGGCTCTCCTTCATTGACGCGCAGCAAGGAGAATAGTGGCCAGTGCCACAGGTACAGCGGGAAACTGATAAGGCCAAACCAGACCATGGGTTTGGCTGATAGTAGATTCTTGTTAACCCAGGCCATTGGCCCGGAAAGTATAAGCAGGACTGCACCTATCACGGGAATGAGTGCCTTGGTGCCAGGGAAATTTGCGCCTTTCTTGATATGTAAAAGGCCAAAGACCAGCAGTGCAAGCCCCAGAAATGAAAGCAGGCTTCGCAGACGTTTTTGCTTACTGCTAAGCGTAGCCCAGGTAGTAGTGGAAATAGGCGTGTCTTTGTAGGTCGTGAACCACGCAAGCAAGCTACCCGCCAAGAGCTCCCAGAAACGCGTAAGCGGCGAGTAGAACGTTGCGGTCGGATCGTAGCCGATCAGGTTTATATTAAATGCGAATGAGGCGATGGCTGCACAGATGAGAATGCCCGCAGGGTTAACTCCGAATCGGTAGAAAATGTAAATCGCAAGCGGGGCAACAATGTAAAACTGTTCCTCTATTCCCAGGCTCCACAGATGCAGCAGGGGCTTAAGCTGTGCTGATGTGTCGAAATAGCCTGACTCGCTCCAAAGGGCAAAGTTTGAAACGAACGCCGCACCGGAGGTGATGTGTTTGCCTAGTTGTGAGAACTCTTCAGCCGTTAGTGTGAGCCAGCCTATTGTGTAAGTGGCTGTGAGTGTCAGTGCTAGTGCTGGAAAAATCCGCTTGATTCGCCTGCCATAGAAATTGGCAAAGCTGAAAGACTTGTTGTCCAGGCTTTTGAAGATTATTGATGTAATCAGAAAGCCAGAAATAACGAAAAAGATATCCACGCCAATAAATCCGCCCCTGAGCAAGGAGGGGAACGCATGAAATAATACAACGCTAAGTACCGCAATAGCGCGGAGCCCGTCAATGTCGGGCCGATATTTAATATTTGGGTTGCTCATCCGTAGCCTGGTCAGTAAGTCAATCGAGCGGTGCCAGGCGAGTTTACCTGAACGAGGCTTGCCTTGACGAGCACTCGGCCTCGCCAGTGCTCGTTGGCAATTAAGAAGGGTACGTGCCGTCTGCCCACAGTAGGAGATTCAACATGACTGTCACATTAAACCAATTGCAGCAGATCCTCCCCAGCGCCGGCACTCAAGCCGGCGTTTTTCTTCCTTTCTTGAATGCATCGATGGTGAAGTGGGGGATCGTCACCCCATTTCGCAAGCGTGCCTGGCTCGCCCAGGTCGGACATGAGTCGGGCCAGCTGCGTTACGTTCGCGAGCTGGGCGGCGATAAGTACCTGTCGAAGTACGACACCGGCAAGCTCGCCGCCCGCCTGGGCAACACGCCCGAGGCCGACGGAGACGGCCAGAAGTACCGTGGCCGTGGCCTGATTCAGATCACTGGCCACGACAACTACAAGCGCTGCGGCGAGGCCCTGGGCCTGAACCTGCTGGCCCACCCGGAACTCCTCGAGCGCCCCGAGCATGCTGCTGACTCGGCTGGGTGGTTCTGGCACCAGGCGGGCCTTAACTCGCTGGCCGACAAGGGGCCGTCGGCGTTCGAAGCCATCACGCGGCGCATTAACGGCGGCCTGAATGGCCTGGAGGATCGCTTGGCGATCTACAGGCGTGCCGAGCAGGTGCTGATCTGATGGGCCTCGAATCACGGCTCGCCCTGCTGGCCCTGGTGTTCGGGGCCGTTGTCGGTGCACGGCTTGCCTGGTTGTGGCAGGCCAACGAGCTGGGCACGCAGGCGGCAGGCTACGAGCAGCGGCTTGCGACAAAGGATCTGGAGCACAGCCGGGAGCGGGAGGGTGCTGCGGTGGCGGTGCTCGGTCAGCTCGAACAGCAGCAGACAGCCAGGCGTGCGTTGGAAGACCGTCTGCAGCTGCAGGACAAAACCCACTGGAAGGAGATGAACGATGCCCAACAAGCTCAGGCTCGCCTGCGCGACCGGCTTGCTACTGCTGACTTGCGGTTGTCAGTCCTGGTCGACGCCGGATCCGTTGCCGCCCAGGGTTGTGGCGGTGGGGTGCGAGCGCCCGCCGGCACCGGAGGCGTGGTGGATGGAGCCCTACGCGCCCAACTTGACCCAGCGCATGCTCGACGAATTGTCGCCATCACCGACGAAGGCGATCGAGGATTGATCGCGCTCAAGGCCTGTCAGGCCTACGTGCGCGAAACCACGAAGTAGTAAAGAGGCGAGCCGGGTGGATGCGTCAACATCCAGCCCGGCCCGCCGAACCCGCAGACCCTTCCTGCAAGTCCAGCCGTGGCCCCTGCCTTGTGCACAAAGCGCGGCGAGCCTAACACCTGTTTATCCATACAGTAAAGACTTGCAAACCTATGACCTCTCCCATCATCCCCTGGATGGGCGGCAAACGCCGCCTGGCCGACCGCTTGATCCCCCTCTTTCCCCCTCATGAATGCTATGTCGAAGTCTTCGCTGGCGGTGCCGCGTTGTACTTCATGCGTCCCCAGGCTGCCCCGGTCGAGGTGCTCAACGACCTCAACGGCGACCTGGTGACACTCTACCGGGTGGTGCAGAACCACCTCGAGGAGTTCGTTCGCCAGTTCAAGTGGGCGCTCAGTTCCCGCCAGATCTTCGAGTGGCAGAAGATGACCCGCCCCGAGACGCTGACCGACATCCAGCGCGCCGCCCGTTTCTTCTACCTGCAGCAGCATGCCTTCGGCGGCAAGGTCACCGGGCAGACGTTCGGTACCGCCACCACGGGGCCGGCCATCAACCTGCTGCGCATCGAGGAGAACCTCTCGGCCGCATGGCAGCGCCTGGCCGGTACCTACGTCGAGAACCTCTCCTGGCACGATTGCGCCGAGCGCTACGATCGAGCGCATACGTTTTTCTACATGGACCCGCCTTACTGGCAGACCGCCGGCTACGGCGTCGACTTCCCGTTCGAGGAGTACGAACGGATGGCCGATTTCATGCGGCGCTGCAAGGGCAGGGTAATGGTCAGCATCAACGATCACGCGGACATCCGGCGTGCCTTTGACGGCTTCCACTTCGAGTGCCTGGACATCCGCTACAGCAACACCAACCAACGCCAGGGCAAGGCTGACGTTACTGGCGAGCTGGTGATCATGAACTGGGTCCCCGAAGCGCTGGGAGGCCTGTTTTAGATGGTTGTCGCTCAGGATCTGATCTGCTTGCTATTCGATTTACGTGGAGCGTTACTGTGTCCACGATCACAAAGGAAGCCGCTTCATGGAGACCGCCGAGATGTACCTTCAAACCTTCCCCTCCCACATCCTGCTGGCGGCTCTGCGCGGTGAGATTGACCTGAACGAGCTGGCCAAACAGCAACTGGTGAGCCGCGGCCTGGATTCCGCCGGCAAGTGGGTTGGCTTTGCCGAGTCGGCCCGGTTGATGGCGGAGTCGGTGGGCAAGTAAACGCTAAGCTCCAGGGCCTCCCCGGGCAATGCTTGGTCGGGGAGGTGTTGCTCAGGCTGGCAACTAGGCCGGCTCGATCAAGCTCGGCCCCTGGTTGCGCACGTTGCCCACGGCAGCGCTGACCCGATACCACTCAAAGGCTTCAGCCGGTTCGCCAAGGTTGAGCGCTATCTGTTCGGCATGCTCGCTTGGCATGCCGGCTGCGATCCATTCAACAGCAAGATCGGGCGACAGCACGACTGGCCGGCGGTCATGCACGTCGACCATCCCACCCTGCGCGTCGGCGGTGATGATGACGAACCCGTCGTGCTCGTTGCCTGAGAACTGACCTATGGAGGCGCATAGGGCGGGGCGCCCATCTCGCCGGCGGATGTAGTAGGGCTGCTTCTTCGGCCCGCCTTCATCTACCCACTCGTACCAGCCGTCAATCGGTGTGATGGCTCGGTGCGGCCAGATCACCCGGAAAAATGGTCCGTGCGCCACCTTCTCGACCCTGGCGTTGATCGGTGCAGCCCGGTCAGTCGCCCAGTGTGGCCGCCATCCCCACCTCACCAGGTCCGCCCGCGGGCCTGCGTCATCCACTCGTAGCACCGCCACGTTTGTCGTCGGCGCGACGTTGTACCGGCCAAGGGGCTGGTCGCTGACGTTGTTCCGCCAGGCATCGGGCATGCTCAGGGTATCCACGAAGTCATGTATCCCGCGGTACTAGCTCAACCTTCCACACATTTCCTATCCCCCCTGCTCGAGTAGAAAGGATAGCCCGCCGGGCGGTACTGGCCTGGGCATCCGTTTGGATGGTCAAATACTGTATCTATATACAGTATTGGTGCCTCATGTACTTCCTTCTCGTTCGCCGCCGTGAGCGCGGTGTCGCCATCCCGACAGACAAGCTGTCCAAGATCTCCCCGCTCAGGGCTGACGTTCACTTACACGAGTGCCATAGTGCAGCGCTTGGGCGCTGTTGCATTGAGGCCTGGGTGTTCAACCCGGCCCCGGGCGAAGACATCATCCCTCGTCTGTTGGATGCAAAGGTGAATGGCATGGGCAGCCTTGGGCTGAACATCACGGGCGTTGAGGATGTAGACGGTGTGCTTTATGCGCAGTCCTGGTGGTGCCGTGTCGCGTAGCGGGGAGGGTATCCCTAGGCTCTGGTTGGACGAGCTCGCCGATCGATGCGCGTGGGTCAGTGATCCAGACGGGCGCGCCGCCGTGATGAATGAGATGGCGTATGCCGCGCGGCGTCGGCAAGAGATCGAGCCGGCGGTGCTGGTTGAGATGCTGGAGTTCGTCGAGTCGGCCAGGTGGTGGGCGCTGAATGCCCAGGAGAGCGGAGATTAGGCTTGTATAAATTGAGTATCTTAGGGGCACACTAAGGGTGTGAAATTTTTACGTCTGGGGGGATTAAACGGTGTAGTGGATTGGGCAAGCCGAGCGCTATTCCATGCCTCTCTATGCCTATAGAAGCTTTACCAAGAGGTACGAGCTTCTCAAGAGTTTATCCAAGCAAAGATTAACGTTTCGTCCGGTCGATAAATAATCTGCTTTATGCTGCTTGCACCGAAAAAACCTAAATGTCTGTTTGTTTTCGTGTGGTTTAAATTAAGTGGCTTTTGCCATTTCTAATCGCATAGCTAAATCAAATACCTTTTCAATGTCCTCATCAGCTATGTCTTCCTTAAGGTGTGATAGCTCGTTTTGTGAAAAGGAATCTAGGGTTAGAATGAAATCTTTTAGTTCTTGGTTCAGGGTTCTAGGAATAGGGCTGGGCGGGGGAGTAATTTGTGGGAAAAGCTTCCTGGGAAAGCCATCAGTGCTGAATCCCATTGACGCAAAAGTTAGTCCGCTCACATTTGGCTTGCTATCTATCAGGTCTGCAATTCTACAAATCCAGTTAGATGTTTTACCGATCTTGCTAACTAGAAACCAAATGACGCATATGATGCCATAGATTTTTTTTAGTGCGGTTTGGTCCAAATTAAGGAGGTTGAAATATCCCGTTCGGGGAAGAATAAGTGCGCGAACATTTGGGCGGTTAAACACCCTGCTGTGGTGAGCGCATCGATTTCGAATGCCGTTAATGTTTATGAGCCAGTTATCAAGTACCTTTCTATTGTCGATGCCAATTTTTTCGCAAATAAGCATTTGGGTAGAACCGTTGAGCATACTATAAAGTTTAGAAATAGTACCAAAGCTCCACGCTTCGCAAGCAACCCAAATTGGAATCGGCTTTCCGGAACTCAAATGTGAGCGAATACTATCTTCACGGCTATTTTCCAGTAAGGCATCGTGCTTGATGTGCCATTGGTCAAAGTCCGAATGCTTCTCGCCATCTCTAATTGCAAAAGAGTCTTTAGAGAAATGCCTTTTGATTTTGTGCGCGAGTGGATCTAGCCTGCCAAGTTCATGGGCAATAATAGTGCGAAGAAAAACTTCTATGCGTTCAATTGCACAGGTAAGCTCTAATCGTAGCTTTTTATCAAAGAGGTATAGTTCGAATACCGACTCAAAGCTTGTATTAGGTCTGAATTCGTTAAGCTTTTCGTAAACGCCTTCATCATTTTTCTTATATTTTAATGCTGGCGACCAGTAACCCGAAAGCCTGTAATACCCGACCTGAGTAAGCTTCCTCTGCGCCCTTAGGGGACTATCTAAAATCATTCCTCTCTTGGCCAGCTTATTAATAAGCTCATCGTACTCCAAAAAAGGCTTAACACTTTTCTTTTGCTGATCCATAGCGAAAATTATTTTTAGACAAAAAAAAGGCCAAGACGTCACCGACTCGATGGACGGGAGAGGACTTGGCGCTGTTGGGTCGAAATCTATCACGGATTTTCTAAATGTCAACAGGGTGTCGATAAAAAAAATTAATCAATTCCGATGCCTCACGAGGTCCCTCGACGGTTCTGCTCGCGAGTGGTGGTGGGGCAAAAATGGGGCAAACCAAGCGCCACTCTATGCCCTTGTATGCCCTGATAGGCATTGGCCGCGGCCCTCAGCAAAACGCTCCTACCCCTTTAATTACGGGTTGTGGCGCTGATCTTCTTCAATACTCCAGCACAATCGGGGTGTGTGCGGAGAGATCAGACATTCAGGGCCTTACAGCGGGTGGTCTGGTGGCAAATTTCGAAACCGTCAATGGTACAGGCTTTTTTCGGTGGGCGCAGGTTGGATGGGGGGGGCAAATCTGCGCGGGCTGTCAGGCGTTGACCTCAGCCCGGTTGGCCGAAGAACTGGTTGAGGAGAATCAGTTCCATGATCACCACCAGCACGCAGAACATCACGAAACCTCGGCTAAAGACCCGTCGTGGCCGTTCAAGGGACGGCCAGTCCTGGATATTCAGGGCCGCCATCAACGCAATGATCAACCCGACAAGCAGGCAGGTGGGCCAGCGGCGTCGCGGCGAAAGGTCCATGCCGTTTTCCGATCCATGGTGAGAAAGCGCGACGATAGCGATGGCCCGGGGAGAGGGGCAACCTTTGTTTTGCGCTTGCCTGGCCATTGCATTTGCGCTGCCACGGATGCATTATGCGCATTATGCAAAAACGCAACGTAGCCTCCGTACTCAGAGAACTGCTCGCCCGCCACGGCCTGTCCCCCACAGAGCTGCATCGGCGCACGGGCGTGCCTCAATCCACCCTGTCGCGGATTCTCAGCGAGAAGATCGTCGATCCTTCGGACAAGCATGTCTCGAAGATCGCCGAGTACTTCGGCGTGAGCACCGACCAGTTGCGCGGCCGTGTCGAACTGGGCGAATCCCGTGACGCGGCCCCTCTCACTCAAGGCCATGCGGCCCTGAGCGACATTAGCTTGTGGGACGATGAAACACCCGTCGAGGACGACGAGGTGTCCGTGCCTTTTCTTCGTGAGGTCGAGTTGGCAGCAGGATCAGGAAGATTCGTCATCGAGGAAAGCGAGAATGCTCGCTTGCGTTTCGGCAAACGCAGCCTGCGCCACAATGGCGTGCAGTTTGACCATGCCAAGTGCGTGACGGTGCGTGGCAACAGCATGTTGCCGGTGCTGCGCGACGGCGCCACGGTCGGGGTCAACACCGGAAAATGTACCATCGGTGACATCATCGACGGTGACCTTTATGCCATCAACCACAACGGCCAGTTGCGGGTGAAGCAGGTGTACCGCCTGCCTACCGGCATTCGCCTGCGCAGCTTCAACCGCGACGAACACCCTGACGAGGACTACAGCTTCCAGCAAATGCAGGAAGAACAGATCAGCCTCCTCGGGCATGTCTTCTGGTGGGGCATGTACGCTCGTTGATACCGACCATCGATAAAAACCCGCCTCGGCGGGTTTTTTTTCGCCCTCAGAAAAGCCCTACACACCGCATCCGGTAAGGCCTTCATGCATTTCGGCAAATTCCAATGCATAAATATTTCTGAAAATGCATTGACTGCATATGCATACATGCATAATCTGTGTCTCAAGCCGGTCAGCAACCGGTTGTTACACAGGCAGCGATGAACAGGCCTCGACTGTTCAGAGGGTTGGCAACTGGCCCGGGTGTGCAGCGTAAAGCACCACGATCAGTTATCCGGCGGGCAGGCGGCCGCGGTCGGAGTCACCAATTTGAAGCGCAACCGCACGGCGTCACCAGTCGTGGCCGGCGGTTAGACAGCGCATTACTGGAAAGCCTGCGACGCGGGCTTTCTGGAATGCCGAGTCAAACGATAAACAACGCCCCGCCAGCATGCCGCTGGCGGGCATCACACAGGAGACAGGACAGTGACGAACGAGCAACAGACGTTGCTGGAAATGCCGCTCTGGCTGGTGATCGTCCTGGCATTGCTGGGCGGTCTTTCCGGCGAGATGTGGCGCGCCGACAAGGCTGGCGCCCGCGGCTGGGGGCTGCTCAGGCGGCTGGCGCTGCGCTCCGGGGCCTGCATGGTCTGCGGGGTGTCGACGGTCATGCTGCTCTACGCCAGTGGCATGTCGATCTGGAGTGCCAGCGCCTTCGGCTGCCTTACCGCCATGGCCGGCGCCGACGTGGCCATCGGCCTTTACGAGCGCTGGGCCGCTCGGCGGCTGGGGTTGGACGAGCAGCCTGCAACCGTGCGCCAGGATGAAGAATGAACGCGTTAACAAGGAAGAGTGGCGATGTTCAACGAGTTTCGCTGCGGTAAATGCAACCGCTTGCTGGCACGCATCGGCGGACCGGCGCTGGTCCAGATCAAGTGTTCGCGGTGCGCGACCTTGAACCACATGAAGGCCACGGGCCTCGACAACGTGCCGACGAGCGATCAGGACGGGCCGCAGAGCCCGGCTCCCCTTCAATCGATTCAGTAGGAGAAACACCATGGCAGGTCGTACCCGCATTCCTTTCAACGGCGTCGGTACTTCGGTGCTGCCCGCTTACCAGACCCTGTCGGCAGGCCAGTACCTGCTATCGCCCAACCAGCGCTTCAAGCTGCTGCTGCAGGGCGATGGCAATTTGGTGATCCAAGATGGTGGCGCCACCGTCTGGGTCGCCAATGAACAGCAACCCTTCAGCTCGACCATTCCCCTGCGCAACAAGAAAGCCCCGCTGGCCTTCTACGTGCAGTACGGCGCGTTCCTCGACGACTACTCGCGACGTCGGGTGTGGCTGACTGACAACAGCACCTTCACCAGCAAAGACCAGTGGAACCGTACCCACCTGGTGCTGCAAGACGACGGCAATATCGTGCTGGTCGACTCGCTGGCGCTGTGGAACGGCACGCCGGCCATCCCGCTGGTGCCTGGCGCGATCGACTCGCTGCTGCTGGCACCTGGCTCCGAGCTGGTACAGGGCGTGGTGTACGGCGCGGGCGCCAGCAAGTTGGTGTTCCAGGGTGACGGTAATCTCGTGGCCTATGGCCCGAACGGCGCGGCCACCTGGAACGCCGGTACCCAAGGCAAGGGCGCGGTGCGCGCGGTGTTCCAGGGTGACGGCAACCTGGTGGTTTACGGTGCCGGCAACGCGGTGCTGTGGCATTCGCACACCGGCGGCCATGCCAGCGCGGTGCTGCGCCTGCAGGCCAACGGCAGCATCGCCATTCTCGACGAGAAACCGGTGTGGGCGCGCTTCGGCTTCCAGCCGACCTATCGCCATATCCGCAAGATCAACCCTGACCAGAAGCCGATCGACATCTGGACCTGGCACTTCTGAGTCGCGTGCCGGGCCTTTGCGGGCCCGGCCTTCGCCGAACCGATCGTTCAAGGAGCACGCGCATGAGCGAACTGGCCCAGTTGTACGCGGCCGTCACCACCATCCTGCGGGCGGCGTTGCCGGCCTTCGCCACGGTCGCCACGGAGGGCGACGACATTACCGAGCCGCCCCTGCCGGCCTTGGTGCATGGCGTGTTGCGCATGCGTGGCGACGAGGCGTTGCGTGACGGTCGCTCATTGCTGATGGCGACCTTCGAGGCCCGCGTCACCGCCCAGGGCACCCCCGCGCAGGCACGGACGCAGGCCGGTGTGCTGGCGGCGCAGATGATCGATGTGCTGCGCCAGCAATCCTGGGGGCTCGATTACGTAGAGGGCGCACGGGACATCTTCGCCGAAGCCGAGGGCTCCACCTGGCGGGTGCAATGGGAACAACCCATCCTGTTGGGCACTGTCCAGTGGCCTTGGCCCGACCAGCCGGCGAGCAGTCTGATGCTGGGATTTGCCCCGGACACCGGGCCCGGCAACCAGGACAAATACCTGTCACCGGAGGATCTGGCATGAGCTACGCCAGTGCCATGCACGACCGCATGCTGGCCAGCCTGGTGATCCCCTGTCGGGTGGTCGCGGTCGACTTGGCCGCAGCCCGGGTGCGGGTGTCCGACGGCGGCGGCTGGACCAGCGCCTGGGTGCGCTGGCATGCCCAGGCTGCCGGCAAGGCCCGCCACTGGCGAGTACCGAGCCTGGACGAGCAGGGGGTGCTGATCAGCGCCAGCGGCGAACCGGCACTGGGCACCTTCGTCCCGGGGTTATACGGCAATGCCGGCACGGCGCCGGACAACCGCGACCATGTCGAGGTCTGGCGCTTCGACGACGGCGGCTCGCTGATCTACGACTGGCAGGCCAAGCGCTATGACATCCAGCTGCCCAGCGGCCAGGCCACGGTCAAGGTCGGCGCCAGCACCGTGGTGGTCAGCGACAAAGCCATCACCCTCGACGCTGCGTCGATCACCCTGACCGGCACGGTCGCCATCAATGGCCCGCTGACGGTCAGCGGTGACATCAACGGCGGTGGCCGGATCATCGATACGGCCGGCAACACCGCCAATCACAAGCACTGAACAAGGATCTGATCAGACCATGAAAAAATTCAAACCCACTCTAGTCGCGCTCACCCTGCTGTGTAGCGTCATGGCTCCCGCTGCCTGGGCGGTAACTGCCCAGTCGTGGAACCTGGCCCGGGACATGTACATCGCGACGCAGAATGCAGCACCCGATTCGCCCTGGTCGTTCATGCAGAACAAGACCGCCGTCAATGCCGCGGCCAACTACACCCCGATGCCGACCTTCGTTGCAGACTCCTGCAGCGGCGCCAACGTCACCTGCTGGCGGGACGATGCAACGGGTGCCTACGTGAGTGTTATCAAGAAGAGTTTCACGTTCACCGGCTCTGGTGGCAGTTTCGTCTTCAAGCAAGGTGAGGTGGCGACCCATCCGGGAGCCGAAAGCCAGAGCATCGTGCGCTGGGCCAGCCCGATCGCCGGCAAGATCAACGTGCTTGGCCGTGTGAACGACCTGCACAACGCTTGTGGCGATGGCATCACATGGTCACTCAATCTCGGGGACAGCGTGTTGCAGTCGGGCAATCTGGCCAACGGCGGCAGCGCTGTCATCAAGGCAAGCGACGTCGAGGTGTCCACCACCTCGATGCTCTATCTGGTGATTGACAGGAAGGTCAGCAATGCGTGTGACGCTACCAGTCTGGATTTGCTGGTTACCAACTGACTCCCGCGGCGGGCATGCAGTCAATGCGCCGCCCGCGCACCAGATCCTGCGGTCCGGTAGCTGTTGCGTGAAGGCCGTGTGGTTTCTGGACAGCCCAAGGCCGCAACTGGCCTTCTCATCAAGGAGAACACTATGCCTACCTTTCCACGGGCCATGCCCGTGACCGACGGTGCGTCATGATCGGCATGGACCGCCGCACGGGATTGCCCCTGTCGGGCGTGGCCCACCTGCGTCAATCCATCGAAGACATCCTCACCACGCCGCTGGGCAGCCGGCGCATGCGCCCGGAGTACGGCAGCCAGCTGCGCCGCTACGTCGACCTGCCGGTCAACGAAGGCTGGAAGAGCGCAGTGCAGGCCGAAGTGGCCCGCGCCCTGGGGCGTTGGGAGCCGCGCCTGAAGCTGGAGCGGGTCAAGGTCGTAGCCGTGCTCGACGGCCAGGTCAGCCTGGCCCTGAGCGGCCGTTATCTAGGCGATGACGCCCTGGTGGAGGTGACTGTATGAGCCAGGTCGACCTGTCGAAATTGCCCGTTCCTCAACTGCTCGAAGATCTCGACTTCGAGGCTCTGTATCTGGAGGACCTTGCCAGCTTTCGCGCCCATATGGGCAATCGCTGGACCGCCAAACTAGAAAGCGATCCAGTGATCAAGCTGCTGGAGGTTGGCGCTTACCGCAAGTTGCTCAATCGGGCGCGGGTCAACGACGCGGCCAAGGCTTTGCTGTTGGCCTACGCCAAGGAAGGCGACCTCGACCAGCTGGCAGCCAATGTCAGCCTGCAACGCCTGGTTATCCGGGCCGCGAACCCGAACACGATCCCGCCGACCGAGCTCCTCCTCGAGTCCGACGACGCGCTACGCGAAAGGGTGCAACTGGTATACGAGGGGCTGACCACGGCCGGCCCGCGCAACAGTTACATCCTCCATGCCCGCAACGCCTCGGGACGGGTCGCCGACGCCACCGCCGAAAGCCCGTCGCCTGCGGTGGTAGACGTCACGGTACTGAGTCTGGACGGTAATGGTATGGCCGGCCCGCCACTGCTGGCGCAAGTCGCCAACTACCTCAACGACGACGATATCCGCCCGGTTGCTGATCGGGTCAACGTGCGCAGTGCAGAGATCTTGCCCTATCGCGTCGAGGCGGTGCTGCACATGGCTGACAGTGGCCCGGAGTACGAAACGATACTCGACGAATGCCGACGGCGCCTGGAGCTGTGGGTCAACCCACGGCGACGATTGGGCGTCGAGGTAGCCCGCTCCGGTGTCGACGCACAGTTGCACATCGAGGGCGTGAGCCGGGTCGAACTGGTGAACTGGACCGATATTCGCCCCACCAAGGCACAAGCAGCCTGGTGCACCGGCATCGACCTCAAGCGCGGTGGCTGACATGGATACGCTCTTGCCGCTCAACCATACGCCACTGGAATACGCTCTGCAGGCGGCTGCAGACGAAGACCTCAAGGTCAGCCTGCGTACCCTCTACAACCCGGATACCTGCCCGGCGCACCTGTTGTACCAGCTGGCCTGGGCCTGGTCGGTGGATCGCTGGGACGACCGCTGGAGCGAGTCGATCAAACGCTCGGTGATCCGCTCGGCGTTCTTCGTCCACGCCCACAAGGGCACCCTCGGCGCTCTCAGGCGGGTGGTCGAGCCGTTCGGCTACCTGATCGAAGTCGAGGAGTGGTGGCAGACGCAGCCTGCCGGGGTGCCAGGAACATTTGCCTTGAAACTCGGGGTAACTGACGCCGGCATCAGCGAAGAAACATACAACGAACTGTCGTCGCAGATCGACGATGCCCGACCGGTCAGCCGCCACCTGACCGGCCTGGTGATCAGCCTCGAAAGCCGTGGCGCCTTCTACCTGGGCTGCGCGTTGCAGGACGGCGATGAACTCGACGTCTACCCACCGGCGCCCCCTGACCTCATCGTCAGCGGTGCGATCGGACGCGGTGGCCGGGAACACACAATCGATACCTTGGACATTGCACATGGTTGACCAGAATTCACAGTTCTACGCCATCCTCACCAAAGTGGGCGCGGCAAAGCAGGCCAACGCGGATGCCTTGGGCATTCCGTGGAAAATCACCCAGATGGGGGTGGGCGATGCCAATGGCCTCGACCCCACGCCTAATGCCACCCAGACCAGCCTGATCAACGAATGGCGTCGCGCACCGCTGAATCAGCTCAAGGTGGACGACAAGGACAGTTCGGTGATCGTCGCCGAGCAGGTCATCCCCGCAGAAGTAGGAGGGCGTTGGATCCGCGAAGTCGCGTTGTACGACGCTGACGGCGACATGGTCGCCGTGGCCAACTGCGCACCCACCTACAAACCGCTGCTTAGCCAGGGCTCGGGCCGTACCCAGGTGGTACGCCTGAACCTGATCGTCAGCACCGCCAGCCTGGTACAGCTGAAGATCGATCCTGCGGTTGTCCTCGCTACCCGTGAATGGGTCACTGAGGAGCTGGCCAGGCAGGACTTCAAGTATTCGGTGCAGGCTGCCACCACCGGTCCCATCACTTTGAATGGGTTGCAGACCATTGATGGGGTCGCGCTGCTGGCTGGGGCCCGGGTACTGGTGAAAAATCAGGCAGCAGCCAAGGACAACGGCTTGTACCAGGTCGGTGCAAGTGCCTGGGTTCGCAGCAGCGATGCCAATACCGATGCCAAGGTCACACCTGGCTTGCTGGTGCTGGTGGAGAAGGGCACGGTCAATGGCGACAGCGGTTGGCAGCTGGTCACCGATGCAACGATCACATTGGGTGTGACGGCCCTGGCGTTCGAGATGGCGTTTGGCCGCACTGGTGTAGCTGAGGGTACGTATCGGAGCGTGCAGGTCGATAAGTATGGTCGTGTGGTTTCGGCGGGCAATCCGACCACCGTGGCGGATTACGGCATCACCGACGCCTATACCAAGAACGAAGTCTTCACCCGGGCGGAAACCTCGAATGCCGTAGCGCAGGCGGTTGCGGCCCTGGTTGGTTCGGCACCGGCCGCGCTGGACCAGCTCAACGAACTGGCGGCCGCGATCGGCAACGATCCGAACTTTGCTGCCACGATGGTCAACGAGCTGTCGAAGAAGGCCACCATCGAGCAGGTCAATGCCATTGCTGGCCTGACTGCCGGCCATGTCGCCCACTTCGCGATGAGCGTGCCACCAGCGGGTTGGCTGAAGCGTAACGGTGCTGCGGTTTCGCGCGTGACCTATGCGCGCTTGTTCGCGGTCATCGGTACCCAGTTTGGCGCCGGTGATGGCTCGACGACGTTCAACCTGCCTGACGACCGTGGCTATTTCGACCGTGGTTGGTCGGACGGCCGCAATGTTGACCCTGGTCGGGCGTTGTTCACCGACCAGGCCAGCCAGAACCTCGAGCACGCCCACTCCGGGGCCACTTCGGCCGCAGGCGCCCACGCGCACGTGTCCCTGCTGGTGAGAGAACGTATCGCTGCGGCAATGGTCACCAGTGGCGGTAACGCCGTGCTCGGTGATGAGATGGGCGATGGCGTGAACGCAGTCAACACCGACACGGCGCCGGCCCATGCCCACAGCTTCGTCACCAGCGTCAGCGGCGGCAACGAATCCAGGCCGTTCAACCGGGCCTATCTGGCCTGTATCAAATATTGAGAGTGCCCATGACCGATCAAATCAATCAAGGCGCAGTGGCTGCGGTGCAGTTCTACCAAGCTGTCGCCGCCGCTTGGTGGCAACAGGCCGGTGTCGTTGCCCCCCTGGTGTGCAACGTCGACCCTGCCAGTGGTGAGTTTCTCGGAGCCTGCGCGGCCGATCCCAGCCCGCTCGAACCCGGAATCTGGCTGATACCGGCCCATAGCTATTCCATACAACCGCCTGAGTTGAAGGCCGGTTTCGCCGCCATCGTCACGCAAGACGGCAAGCACTGGGACCAAGTGGTCGATCATCGAGGCGTAACGGTGTATCGCACCGCCGACGGTGAGGCGCAGGCCTGGTCCAGGCTGGGCGAGCTGCCTGAAGACTTCACGCTGCAAGCACCGACCTCGGACTTCGACATCTGGAACGGCAGTGCCTGGGTTATCGACCACGTGGCCAGAGGCAAGGCGCTACGCCAATCGGGCGCCCACAAGCAGGCACTGTTGGTCCGATATGCCACGCTGCGCATTTCCACCTTGCAGGACGCCGTTGCGCTGGAAATGGCAACAGATGCCGAAGCAACGGCGTTGACAGCCTGGAAACGCTACCGGATCGAACTGAACCGGTTGGACCTCTCGGACACAGCGCCAACTGCCGAAAGTTGGCCGTCCTGCCCTGACGAGACGGCGGCTGCCGACTGGCTGATCAGCCAAGGCTTCGAAGAAGTCGCCTAAATCTGAGCGCCCGCAGCGCCGGGTGTTTTCCTACACCGATCCACCCCTTCCAGGCCCTGCACGCGCAGGGCCTTTTCACACCTGAACCTGGAGCAAACCTACATGAGTGGATTCTTCCACGGCGTCACCGTGACCAATGTCGACACGGGTGCCCGCAACATCGCGTTGCCTTCGTCCTCGATCATCGGCCTGATCGATACCTTCACCGAAGGCCCGGGCGTCACCGCAAAGGCCAATGATCTGATGCTCATCACCAGCGAGCGCGAAGCAGTGGCTGCGTTCGGTGGCAATGCCGCCATCACCAAGGCCTGCCGCGCCGTCTTCGCTCGCGCCAAGGCGGTTATCGTCGCCTGTGGCGTGGCCAAGCTGGATGACACCGCCGAACAGATCTCGGCGATCATCGGTACCGTCGGTATCAACGGCAAGCGTACCGGCCTGCAAGCGTTGCTCGATGGCAAGAGCCGATTCAACGCTCAGCCGCGCTTGCTGATAGTACCGGGCTACAGCTCGGTCGACACCATCGCCACAGCCCTGGTGACCCTGGCCGACAAACTGCGTGGGATCGCCATCCTGGATGGTCCCAACACCACCGAAGAGCAAGTGCTTGCCTACGCCAAGCAGTTTGGCGCCAAGCGGGCCTTCATGGTCGACCCCGGCGTGCGCTATTGGGACAACGAGGCCCAGGCCACCGTCGATGCACCGGCGTCGGCCTGGGTCGCCGGCCTGTTCGCCTACACCGACCGTGAGTACGGCTTCTGGGCCTCGCCGTCGAACAAGGAGTTAGTCGGCATCACCGGCACCACCCGCGCCGTGGAGTTCCTCGATGGCGACGACACCTGCCGCGCCAACCTGCTGAACAACGCCAACATCGCCACCATCATCCGCGACGACGGCTTCCGCCTGTGGGGCAACCGCACCCTGTCGAGCGACCCGAAATGGGCCTTCGTCACCCGCGTGCGCACCATGGACATCGTCATGGACGCGATCCTCTACGGCCACAAGTGGGCGGTCGACCGTTCCATCACCGCCACCTACGTCAAGGACGTCACCGAGGGCCTGCAGGCCTTCATGCGCGATCTGAAGAACCAGGGCGCGATCATCAACTTCGAGGTCTTCGCCGATCCGGAGCTGAACACCGCCAGCCAGCTGGAGCAGGGCAAGGTGTACTGGAACATCCGCTTCACCGATGTGCCGCCTGCCGAAAACCCCAATTTCCGCGTCGAAGTCACCAACCAGTGGCTGACCGAAGTCCTCGATTCCGCCGCTTAAGGAGCGCACCTACATGGCAATGATTCCCGAAACACTGGCCAACCTGAACCTGTTCGTCGATGGCGTCAGCTTCCAGGGCGACGTGCCCAGCCTGACCCTGCCCAAGCTCACCCTGAAGATGGAAGAGCACCGCCCCGGCGGCATGGACATGCCGGTCGAGATGGACCAGGGCATGGAGAAGCAAGAAGCCGCCTTCACCACCACCGGCGTGCGCCGCGAGTCGCTGAAGTTCTTCGGCCTGGCCGACGGCACCGCCTTCAACGGCACCTTCCGCGGTGCCTTCAAGGGCCTCAAGGGCAAGATCAACCCGGTCATCGTCACCCTGCGCGGTTCGCTGAAAGAGATTGACATGGGCGACTGGAAGTCCGGCGACAAGGCTGAAATCAAGCACAGCGTCGCCGTTACCTACTACAAGCTCGAAGTCGATGGCCGCCTGGTCTACGAAATCGACGCCCTGGGCATGAAGCGGGTGATCGACGGTGTCGACCAGCTGGCCGCCCAGCGCGCCGCCCTGGGTCTTTAAGGAGAACGCTCGATGGCTCAAGCGAAGAAACTGCCGCAATGGCTGACCGTCAACGCCGAGCGCGTGACCGTGCGCCTGTCGCGCCCCAGCGAAACCAATGGCGTGCAGGTCGATAGCCTGTCTCTACGCGCGCCGACCGTGCGAGACATCCGCAACGCACAGGCTGGTGGCGTGGCTGACGACGAGCAGCGCGAACTGAACTTGTTCGCTTCACTCGCCGAGGTTGGCGTCAAGGACCTCGAGGGCCTGGCCCTGAAGGATTACAGCCGCCTGCAGACGGGCTACTTTCGCCTGGTGCAGGACGACGAGGTTTGACCCTGCGCGGCAGAAGGCCGCCGCCAGGCGGCTGGCCAAGGAGCTGAACTTTTCTGCCAGTGAGATCATGACCATGTCGTTCAGCGACATGGTCTGGTGGCTGGCGGATTGAAAGGGGAGACACGGATGGCGAACAGATCAACGACAGCGCTTGGCGCAGTCGGTGTAACCGTCCCGGAACATGCGGGGTCGTTGGAAGGGCTACCTGGCCGCACGGTACCCATGAGAGAGCTGGGAAGGACTCAGCGGCTTGCCGAAGTCGGCGGCGGGGGAAGCACTGCCCCGCCCCCGCAAGGGGCGATGGCGCTACAGGGCGAGGATACGCAGGCCGAGTCCTTGAAAGTACAGCAACAGCAGGTCGGGCTGCTTCAGCAGCACAAGGCACTTCTGGAGCGCTCCCAGGGCGCCCGGTCGACCCAGCCGGGGCCTGAGTTACTGCCCCTGGTCGGCCAGGCGGCGCGCGATGTCGCCTCGTCGCTCCTGATCGCGGGCGGTGGTTACCTGGCGGCGAAGGGAGTCGCACAGGCTCAGGCGGCGATTGGCAAGGCTCGAAATGGGCTGGTCGGCTCGACTGACAGCAATGGACAACCTGGCGCCGCCCAGGGCAGCGCATCTGTCCGTCCGGGTACCCTGTACCTGCCAGCCTTGGTCATTGGCAGTACCGATGGTGCGCCAGGCAGCGAGGATTACCCGCTTGGCGCGGACGCGATGCCGGCCCCGCTGCCGCGGAGTGATGGACCAGGGCGTTGGGCGCAGGCGCTACAGGCCGGGAAGTCGGCTACCGGCATGGCTGGGCTGGATGCGTTGACGAAGTTGGTGTTTACGGCGACCACGGCTTCCACTCCGGAGCAGAGGGGGGAGGGGGAGGGTGCCGCCGCCGGTGGTTTCCTGGGGGCCGTGTCAGGGGCCATATTGGGCGCGGGCCTCAAGCTGGGCGCCCCTACGGCCTCGATGATGCTCGGCTTTGCCGGCGACAAGGTTGGCGGTGTGGTGGGCAAGGAGCTGATGGCCAGGCCCGACAGCGCAGCGCACAGTGCTTCCGTGGCGGGCGTAGGCAACGGGCAGTCGACGCCGTCAGCAGACGCTGCGCCGCCATCGGCGTCGAGTACATCGTGGGGCACCTTGGCCAGCGCCCTGGGGATAGGCGTGGGGGCTGCAGCCTACAAGCATCGTGGCCGTTTACGCCGTCCCGGACGTGGGGTTGGTCTGGACGAACCTTATCCGCTAGGGGCGGATGCCGGACCGTCACCTTCCGGTATCAATCCACCACCTGGGCGTTGGGCCAGGCTGACGGGAGCTTTCAAGGCGGCTGGCAAGCTGCCTTGGCTGGAGGCCGGGGTAAAGGGGGCATACACCTATGCCACGGCCAAGACGCCCGAGGAGAAGGGGGCGGGTTATGGTGGTGCGATTGGCGGAGCGGTGGGTACGGTGCTGGGGGGGATGCTTCTCAGTGGCGTTGTCGGTCCGCCAGTTGCGATGCTGATCGGCAACATGGTTGGCGACAAGATCGGTGGTGTGATCGGGGGATGGGCTGGAAAGACATTCTTTAGCGCCTCTGACGAACTTCGCAAGAGTCCCCGGCAAGCAATTTCCCTGGGCGATCCGCGGCAGATCACCCTCGCTCCGAAGGGCGAGGTGCTCGATGGGCAGGTCGGCACACGGATTGCCAGACAATTACTGGCGCCATCGCAGGTGGCGCATTCCAAGCCTCGGGCGGCAGTCGATGCGCGCCCCGCTGGTGGTGTCGAGGTGCCGCTGGCGATAGGGCCTGGAGTGCTGATTGGTGCACCTGTGGGCAAGTATTTCTCCGAGCGCGCCGCCGAGTTCAAACCTCAGGAAACCAGCGTACCTGCTGGGCCGCTGGCGCTGCCCGATGCAGGGCCGCGCCCGGTGCATAGCCAAGGCTTGGCCACGCAGCCCGTCAGCCAGCAGCTCACGTTCACCGCGAACATGCCTATCACCGTGCAGGGCAGCGTGGACGCACCCAACCAGCTCACCCAGCAACTCGAAGAGGCGGTCCGACGTGTCATGCAGGACCTGCAAAGGCAGGCCTACAACGCACAGCTGGCCGATCATCCCAATCCATTCTGACAGGAGGATCCATGACCTATATGGAGCAGCTGCAAGCCACGCTGCACGCCCTGGTCAAGGCAGGAGAAGCAGGGCGTCGGCATGCCGGCGCCATGCTTGATCCGATGAACGACGCGATCGGCCATGTACAGGGCGCGGTCGTCGTGCTGGAGGGGCTGCCAGTGGTTGGCCCGTTCATCGCCGCCAAACTCCAGCGCACGATGCGCGCGATCACGAATGCCCAGTCTCGGGTTGCCAAGGTAGCGGCCAGGTATGAGCAGACGCTGGCCGTGGTACGCCAGGTACGTGATCGCATCGATACCTTCGCCGGGCATATCGCCAAGGCCGGCACCGCCATAAAGCGGTTGGTAAAGGAGTTACCCTCGGCCGTCAACGGCATGCTGTCGACACTGGGCTTCGCGCCTGAGGCGACGCCGGCTGCCGAAGCTATAAAGCCGTTCCCGCACCTGCTGGTGCTGCAACCGCTCAAGGCGGGCGCGGCGCCTTACTACTTCAACCTCGACACCGCCGCCTTCGACCAGTTGCGCCGGCAGACTCGTTTCCGTTGGGCCGGCCAGGAGCGGCTGAGCCGCGACACCGCGCAGCAGGCGGTGAGCCTGGGTGAAGAGACCATCAGCATTCGAGGGGCGATCTTCCCCGGTTTCAAGGGTGGCCTTGGCCAGTTGCAGACACTGCGCAGCATTGGCCGCCAGTTGCTGCCACTGTCGTTGACCACTGGCTACGGCGAGGTGCTCGGTACCTGGTGCCTGACCAGCATCGAGGAAGAGCAGAGTGTCCTGCTGGCTGGCGGCATTCCGCGCAAACAAGGATTTTCACTGGAGTTCGTGAGCTATGGCCAAGACCTGCACAACGTCTGAGGGCGACCTGCTCGATACTCTCTGCCAGCACTATTACGGCCATCTTTCCGGCACGGTCGAGGCCGTGCTGGATGCCAACCAGGGGCTGGCGGACGAGGCGCAGCCGTTTCGCGCCGGGGTGAGGATCCTGTTGCCGGAACTGCCGATGACGACGAGCGAAACCTTGCAACTGTGGGACTGACATCGGAGCCTCAATCGTGCAACCCCAATTCCGTATCACCGCCGACGGCAATGACATCACCAACCTGATCAACGACCGTCTGCTGCTGCTGCGCACCACTGATAAACCTGGCCTCGAGTCGGACGAATTCGAACTGCGCATCGATGCCCGTGACGGCAACGTGGCGCTGCCGGCCAGGGGCGCGCTGCTGGAGGTGCACCTGGGCTACGCCGGCCAGCCTTTGAGCCGCCTGGGTCGCTACACCGTCGATGAGGTCGAGCTGTCGGGCCCGCCAGACACCCTGGTGATCCGCGGCAAGGCCAGCGACCTGCGTGGCAGCGGCAAGACCATCCGCAGCGGCAGTTGGGAGAATACGACGCTGCAGGGCATCGTCGCCGAGATCGGTGCCCGCAACGGTTGGCAGGCGGTGTGCCCGGTGGCCGTGCAGGTGCCGCGGATCGACCAGTACAGCGAGTCGGACTTCAACTTTGTCACCCGCCTGGCGCGCCTGCACGACTGCACCGCCAAGCTCGCCAATGGGCAGCTGCTGGTGCTGCCGCGCCAGGGTGGACATAGCGCCAGCGGCAAGCCGCTGGACGTGGTGGGCATTACACGCAACCAGGTCAGCCAGTGGCAGTTCCGCCTGGCCGACAAGAGCACCCACAAGGCCGTCAGGACCCGCCACCAGGACAGCGCCAGCGGGCGCCTGCAGGCGGTGGAGCTGGTCAATGGCGATGCCCCCGACGGCCTGCAGCCGGTCTACACCGACCGTCACCTGTACCCCAACCGGGCGGCGGCGGAACAGGCCGCCCGTGCCCGCCTGGCCAGCTTCAACCGCGACACTGCCAGCGTGCGCCTCGACATGCCTGGGCGCACCGACCTGTTCGCCGAGCGCGCCATCGATGTCCAAGGCTTCCTCGCCGGGCTCGATGGCCTTTACCTGATCGAGTCGGTCGAGCAGGTGTTCACCAGCAGTGGCTGGCGCACCACCGTGCAATGCAATGGTGGGCGCCAGGGCAAGGCCAGGGCCAAGGGCTCCGCGCCCAGGCGGGTGGGGACGCTCAATGCCTGAGGCGTGGTGGAGACGGTTTCCCGGTGCCTGCGGGCAAACGCGCTTCCTATAGTCGCTTCTTGCTACTCAATCGCGCTTCAGGATCACCGTCATATGTTCATCGACCTTCGCTGTGGCCAGTGCCGCAAGCTGCTGGCCCGCATCACCCCGGTTTCCGAGCTCCAGATCAAGTGCGGCCGCTGCCGTACCTTGAATCATGTGAAAGCCGCGCGCTTCGAGCCATCGCCCATGAGCGAGCCACTGGCGGCATTGGCTGCCGTTCGATCCGATCGCAATGGAGAATGCGCCGATGCCGCTCACTGAACAGCAACTCAAGCAGATCTACCCACTTGCCGGCGCGCGCGTCGCCACTTTCTTGCCGGCGCTGAACACGGCCATGGCCAACTGGGAGATCGACCACCCTAAGCGCATTGCCGCGTTCCTGGCCCAGGTCGGCCATGAGTCCGGCCAATTGCGCTATGTGAAAGAGCTGGGCAACGACAAGTACCTGGCCCGCTACGACACCGGCATCCTGGCCCTGCGCCTGGGCAATACGCCCGAAGCTGACGGCGATGGCCAGCGCTACTGTGGCCGTGGCCTGATCCAGGTGACCGGGCGTAACAACTACCAGGCCTGTAGCCGTGCGTTGTTCGGTGACGAGCGCCTACTGGCGCAACCGCAGATGCTCGAGCAGCCGCGCTGGGCCTGCGAATCGGCGGCCTGGTTCTGGCACTCGCGTGGGCTCAACGCCCTGGCCGACCAGGGTGAGTTCAACCGCATCACCCGGCATATCAATGGCGGCCTGAACGGTTTGTCCGAACGCCTCGAACTGTGGGCGCGGGCGCGGGAGGTGTTGTGCTGAGCCGCCTGCAACTGGCGGTGTGCATCGGGCTGATGGTGTTGTCTGCTGCCGTGGCCTGGCAGGCGCAGGGCTGGCGCCTTGGTCGCCAGCTGGCCACACAGGAACAAGCTCTGGTGCAGCAGCGCCTGGACCAGGCCGAGGCGCTGCACGGCATGCTGCTGGCCGAGCGCGAGCAGCGCCAGGGCCTCGAACAACGCCTGCACGACAATGAAGCGAAACATTTCCAGGAGTTGACCGATGCCCAGCACGCTCAGGCTCGCCTGCGTGACCGCCTTGCTACTGCCGATCTGCGCCTGTCGGTCCTGGTCGAGCGCGACACCACCTGTGCCCCAGTGCCTGCCGCCACCGGCGCCGGCGGCGTGGATCATGGCCCCGTACGCGCCCGACTTGACCCGGCGCATGCTCGACGAATTGTCGCCATCACCGACGAGGGCGACCGTGGACTGATCGCCTTGCGGGCGTGTCAGGCGTATATCCGTGCACTGGCCCCCTGAGCGCTTGCCAGAAGGGGCGGGAGTGGTAGGGTAGGGCGCAGTCTTGCCAGGAGCCCACCATGGACCCGATCACTGTTCTCTCCACCCGCCTGGGTGAACACCTGCGGCGCTTCAATGCCCAGGTGACCACCGCCGAGTCCTGCACCGGTGGCGGCATCGCCGAGGCCATCACCCGTATCCCCGGCAGTTCGGCCTGGTTCGAGGCCGGCTACGTCACCTACTCGAATGCCCAGAAAACCCGCCAGCTAGATGTACCCGAAGCGTTGTTCGCCGAGGTGGGCGCGGTCAGCCAGGAGGTGGTCGAGGCCATGGTACGCGGCGCCCGGGCTGCCAGCGGCGCGCGCTTTGCGGTCGCGGTCAGCGGCGTGGCCGGCCCCGACGGCGGTTCAGCGGCCAAGCCGGTGGGCACGGTGTGGCTGGCCTGGGCCGACGGCGACCACGTGAGCAGCGAGCGGCGCCACTTCGACGGTGACCGCGAAGCGGTGCGGCGACAGACGGTGATCGCCGCGTTAGACGGCTTGTTACAGCTTGGCGCGGAGTAATTCGCCCGACGGGGGTTTGCGGAAACGAATCCCTGTGGAATAATACTGGCTACTTATACAGTTATTCCGGCCGTCAGGGCCACGTCGAACACGTGAGGATTTCAATGGACGACAACAAGAAGCGCGCCTTGGCTGCGGCCCTGGGTCAGATCGAACGCCAATTCGGCAAAGGCGCGGTCATGCGCATGGGCGACCACGAGCGCCAAGCGATCCCCGCCATCTCCACCGGTTCCCTGGGCCTGGACATCGCCCTGGGCATTGGTGGCCTGCCGAAAGGCCGTATCGTCGAGATCTACGGCCCGGAGTCTTCGGGTAAAACCACGCTGACCCTGTCGGTCATCGCCGAAGCCCAGAAGAACGGCGCCACCTGCGCCTTCGTCGACGCCGAGCACGCCCTGGATCCTGAGTACGCCGGCAAGCTGGGTGTCAACGTCGACGACCTGTTGGTCTCGCAGCCGGACACCGGCGAGCAGGCCCTGGAAATCACCGACATGCTGGTGCGCTCCAACGCCGTCGACGTGATCATCGTCGACTCCGTGGCCGCGCTGGTGCCCAAGGCCGAGATCGAAGGCGAGATGGGCGACATGCACGTCGGCCTGCAGTATGCAGTATTCGGAATCGCAGCATAGTTTTGGTTCACTTAGGAGGTATCCCTTCCCTCACAAGGGATACGCCCTAAGCTAATCAGCAATATTCGATTAATCCTAATTTGAGTGGTCGACGAGAATGGATCAGGCAAAAAACAAAGCGTTGGAAATGGCTCTTTCTCAGATCGAGAAGCAGTTTGGTAAGGGTGCCATCATGCGGCTCGGCTCCGACCGCACAATGGATATCGATGTTGTCTCGACCGGTTCTCTGGGCCTTGACATCGCTCTGGGCGTGGGCGGTCTGCCGCGTGGTCGTATTGTTGAAATCTACGGCCCAGAGTCTTCCGGTAAAACTACCCTGACTCTTTCCGTCATTGCTGAAGCTCAGCGTCAAGGTTTGACCTGTGCATTCGTCGATGCTGAGCACGCCCTTGATCCAATCTATGCCGCCAAACTTGGTGTGAATATCGATGATCTTCTGTGCTCGCAGCCTGACACTGGCGAACAGGCACTTGAGATCGTAGACATTCTGACTCGTTCGGGTGCGGTCAACGTTATTGTCGTCGACTCCGTAGCTGCTCTTGTTCCGAAAGCTGAAATTGAAGGTGAGATCGGGGACTCCCATGTTGGCCTTGCCGCCCGAATGATGTCGCAGGCGATGAGGAAGATTACTGGTAACCTGAAGAACTCCAACACTATGTGTATCTTCATTAACCAGATCCGTATGAAGATCGGCGTGATGTTCGGCAGCCCGGAAACCACCACCGGTGGTAACGCCCTGAAGTTCTACGCTTCGGTACGTCTGGACATCCGCCGTACCGGTGCGGTCAAGGAAGGCGACGAGGTGGTTGGTAGCGAAACCCGCGTTAAAGTGGTCAAGAACAAAGTTGCTGCTCCATTCAGGCAAGCCGAGTTCCAGATCGTTTACGGCCAAGGTATCAGCAAAGCCGGCGAGATCGTTGACCTGGCAGTTTCCAATAACTTCGTTGAAAAGTCTGGCGCCTGGTACTCCTTCGAAGGCAACAAGATTGGTCAAGGTAAGGCCAATACCATGAAGTGGCTGCTGGAAAACAAGCCTACCATGGACAAGCTGGAAGGTATGATTCGCGACAAGTTGATGTCTAAGCCTCAGACTGAAACCTCTGCCAATCTCGCAGCTCTGGAAGAGCCAGCTGACGACTATTGATACCTCACAGCACCTCCAGGTCGCTGCAGGTAGTCGCTAGTTAAGTTGCTGTTCCCCATAAAGCCTAGCTCCCCAGCTAGGCTTTTTATTTCGTGTAAAACTCAATACCTCCCCCTTCAAGGTGAACTACTGTTCGCCTCTCGCCCAGCTTGACTCTAAAAAATCCCCATCGAATTCTTTTGTGATCAAAACAGCTTTCCCCCACCACAATCCAAAACGGATACACTCGTCCTAGGCGATCTGCCATCACCATAATCGGCTTTCGTAACGGACACATCCATGGACTACGCACGCATCAGGGGCAAGGACTCAGGTAAGCATCTGGCCCTGAATTCATAGAATAAGCGCAACGCTTGAAACGAGAGGCAGAGAGCCAGCCACCGGTAGAATCCAGGCTCTCACACCGAAGGATTCAAGCGCAGATGACTACGCATTACCGGCAGCTGACTCA